ACCGAAGACAAATTAGAACAATTCGGACAAGACACAGACCATTTAACTAAAATGTTAGGTAGTTCAGGGTATAAGGTTGTATATAGTAAAGCACCTTTTCAAGAAGACAAACAAGACATAAATACTTGTGGAAGACATTGTGCTACGAGATTATATTTTAAACATTTGTCTTTACCTCAATACACGCAAATGGTTAAGGATTCTGGAATGTCTCCTGATGATTTCGTAAGTGCTTTCACCTTTAATATGATGCGAAAGTAATTATTAGAAAAAATACTTACTTAATAATAAATGCTCAATCTTGGGACTTCCGTTATTCGTAAAGGTAATTCTTATGCTGACCCTGATTACCTATATTACAACGCCTCAATCATTAATAATTCGTTTGTAACATCTCAATCCGCTGATGACCCAGTATGTCAATATAGTGACACTCGTAGTGTCCCCTTAATGACAGATGCGAGTGAATATGTGGTTTCTGTTGAAAATTTTAAACTTGATGGTGTAGGTAAAAACTTACCTGTTTTAATTCCTGAAATTCAAGCAACTCCAAATACAAATGTTAATAACACAATTTATAGTGTAACCTTTACTTCTTATTGTAGAGTTGACACTCCCCCAACTGACACTACTTACGTAGCACAAAGCACTCGTTTTATACAATGGGATTCTGAAAATAAAGAACCTTGGACATCAGTTCCTACTAATAATGCTTCTCCTCAACCTTCAACTTATTATTATTGCTACTCAATTGAATGGTTTGTAAAACTTCTAAATAATGCTATTGGTATGGCATGGTTAGATTGTAAATACGCTGCTCTTACGCAAGGGTATTTAATGGGAACTAAACCTCCATTTTTTACTTATGACCCTGAAACCAAAAAATTTCATTTATTCCAAGACGCTGCCACTTGTTTTGGAAATACATTAAATCAAGTAGGTGCTAATTTAACAACTACTTCTCTTGCTACTCTTGGTGGTAATACTCCAGCAAATGGTGATTGCCATTATAGTCCATTTAGAAGTCCAAGCGCTCATATTAGTGGAGAATATTGTAATGGAGGGGAATTTTCATTTGTAGGTATGAATTCAAATCTCGCTCAATTAATCGCAAATTTACCAACTAAATATTATGGTTCTAATGCTTCTAAATATTGGCCTTATGCTCTTACTACACCAGCAATGTATACTTATTTGATGAATGATTCGACTGGACTTAGAACTACTGACCAAGCGTATACATCAAGACAAAATAATGCGGACATTTATTACCCTGAAGTTGTAGTAGTCCCAGTCCCAAATCCTCCTTTAACAAGTTCATCATCAAGTATTATAACATCAACATCAGCATCTTCTTCTGCTCCAATTCCTTTTATTCTTCCAGGATTATGGTTAGATGCTACAACTTCAACATCAGCACCTTATAGATTTCCAAGAATAGTAAGTGGAGGATTAATAACATTTGCGACGGTATTTCCAACTTATTTTGACATTACAGAATCTTGTTCTTCTATTGGTAGTTCTTGGTCTCCATTAGAATCTTTTGTTATTACAACAACGCACATTCCAGTAAGAAGTGAATATAGTGTAAGTGCTATACCTTACGGAACTGCTAATGTTGGGACTACTTCTTCTTCAAGTGAAAATTTTTTTAGGGTGTTAATGGAGACAGACGCAAATGAATTTGACACTAATACTTTTAGAGAATTGGTTAAATATGAACCTAAAACCCCTACATTTTCTTCTTTAGGACATGACCATGAAGGGATTACTGAATTGGACTTAAAACTATTTTGGCGTCATCGTCTAACTAATCAATTAATTCCTTTAACTATGCCTAATCAATCTTCTGCGAATATTCGTCTTCTTTTTAAACGCCGAGATGTCCCTTAAAAAAATTATGCGTCGGTTTTTATTTTGAAAAAAAACCTTTCCTATTAATAAAATGTCAACTACGGAAGTTTCTAAGGTCGCAGTTGTAGACCCTCGTATTATTCAAACTCAACCTTCTTATGCGGTTGAAAAGGGTGCTGTCTCTCTAACAAATGGTAAATTTTCTGCTATTGCCAACTCCGCTTCATCTCAAACTTATAACGTCCAAGTTCCTTCTGAAAACGTCTTCGTAGACCGAGCAGTTGATTGGACGCAACGTGTATATGCCACTATTGCTCTAACTCTCGCTGCTGGTGCTACAGCAGACAAACCAGTTTTGATTCCTGGAGTTCATTTTTCTCTTGCTCCTTTTCCTTCTCACCAATGTGTTAATACTATGTCAGCAACAATTAATGATTCTACCGTGACTATTAACACTGCTGACGTTCTACCTCAAGTTCTCCGTCTTTCTGACCTTGCTTCTGCTCGTCGTCAACGCACTTGCCCTACTAAACTTGATAAACTCCGTGATGTTCCTGCTACTCTTGGATGGGACCAAGCAAATAACCAATTTACTCTACCTCGTCAAGTTAGTTTGAGTTCTTCTACTGGTGGTTATAGTGAATCTGCTTATACTACTGATGAAGTAGCATGTGGTTCTTGGCCTGATTTTCGTTTTGAACCTTTTACTACTTCTACTGCTCATTATGCTCTTAACGTTGCTGGTTATGAAGGTCTACCTTGTTATGTTGCTACTGGCGCGAGTGACCAAGTTTTTCTAATTAATTGCTCTTGGAGAACTACTGAAAAACTTGTATTGCCACCCTTTATTTTTAGTGATGAATATGAACTTTCTACTGGTCTATTTGGTGTTCAAAACATTCAACTCACGGTAAATATGGCAACTTCCCCTGCTCGTGCTTTCCGTTTTAGCACCACAAGTTGCCAAGCAACTCCTTACCAAATTGCCCCTTCCGTAACATTTTCTACTGCTGGAACTTCTCCTTTTGAATCTCCACTCCTAAATGTCCAATTTCTAACTCCTCCAATTGAAGTTGACATGCCTGCTAAATCAGTAGTGCCTTGGATGGAATTTCCTCGGTATATTTCCCCTTCTTTTACCGCTGTTGCTGGAACTACTGCGAGTGGACTTACACCTGGAGCATCTCTTATTGAAAGTCAAACTATTACACTCCCTTCTATTCCTGACCTTCTAATGATTTATGTAAAACCTCAGTCATATGCTTCTTCTCTTGTAGGTGATTATGTGCTTCCTATTTCTCAAATTTCTGTCAACTTTGACAACTTTTCAGGTCTCCTTGCTAATCACACGCAAGAGGAACTCTACAAGATGTCCGTATGGAATGGTGTTGACATGGACTGGGCAACTTGGAGTGGCGCTGCGTGGTCAGGAACTGGTAAGAAAGTTGCGACGGTAGGTGGTCCTCTTGTTCTCCGTCCTGGACGTGATTTCCCCCTACAAAGCGGACAAGCACCTGGACTTGTAGGCAACTTTACCTTCCAATTTACTGGAACTTGCCAAAACTATTCTACTGCTACCCCTGTTGTAAGCATCTATGTAGTTGCGGTAAATAGTGGTTTCTTCGAGACCATCAAGGGTTCTTCTCGCATCATCAAGGGTATTCTCACGGAGACGGACATTCTTGGCGCTACTGCTGTTGCTCCTTCTCAACCTCTTGCTCGTGTAGTTGGTGGTGCCAGTGCCAAGAAAATGCTTGGAATGGTAAAGAAAGGTGCGATGTCTGCTTACTGCTAAAAGAATTTAATTAAAGAATTTTAAACATCAAAATAATAATATAAAAAATTGAGATTATTTAATCCCAGTTTTTTGTATTTTGTCTTTAAGAACCACAAGCAATAAATAAAGTGTCTCCTCGTTGTTCTATTAGTTCAATAAAAGTATGATTACACCACTTCTTTTGAAGGCAATAATTTTCAATACTTTTCCACAAATCTAACCAAGTAGAACCTATAAGCAGAGTTTTTTCACAAGGTTTAAAATTTTCATGAAGAGAACCATAACATTTTTCTTCTTCACAACAACCAGCATTAATATATTTCGCAGTAAAGTTATGAGGTTGTGAAAAATCCCTTACTGGTTTTCTATAAGAATCGTAAGACCAAGTAGTTCTATGAATACCATTTTCTTCCGCAATTCCATGAAGAATATTAATATGATTTTGAACTTCAGGGGTCATTCTTGTTATACTTATATATAACTTGGTATGTGTAAATGGTTTTATATAAATAGCATAGTTAAATAGTGAATAGTTGTTTTTTGTAAAAGAACTTTTGAGAAAGTATATAGTAAAAATACCATGTTCCTTAATGGGGGAACAGAACATTCAAAAGTTTATAAAGTTGTTAAAAATGAAAAAACAAAAAAACACTATTTCATTAACTAACTATTTAAGTTTAAACATTCTTGCTTTATATAATACAAATGAGTGTCAAGGACGAAATTGAAGATTTTTTCCTTATTTTCCTAATGTCTTTACCTTATGCTGAACGCAAAGAAATTTGGAATGGTGCTGATTGTATGAATGCTTTGACTTGCGATGCCGAAGAAGATTTGAAAGAAGAAGCATGGAAATTAATTAAATACTCACTCAACTATTCTTCAATCGTAGAGCGATTAAAAGAGCAGATGAAGGAAGAGTATGAGGAACAAGAAGAAGTTGAGGAAGACCAAAATATAAGTGAAAATGAACTCAGTTCGCAGGAAGAATAGGTGCTTCAATTTCAACTTTAACTTCTTGCCGTTTTTCCTTTCGACGCTGACGTCTTTTTTCGTTAATACTCTCCTTATTCTTCTCATAATATTTTTTTACTGCCTTTTGGACGTTGTCATAATGCTTTTCTGCTGCGGTCTTCTCCATTTAATATTATATAATGCCTTGTGTTTAAATGGTTTTATATATTATTCAAAGACAACGCCTTCGCAATCCATAGCATCTAAAACCTTACTAACATTCTTTTTTGTTGTTGGCATACCACATCCTTTCAAGTATTTCTTGGCAAATTTTAGTTTGCCACCACAGGGCGAACTTTTTTCGCAAGAAGAACAACATGCCCCACCAGTAAAATTTTTTAGATTGTGTGCTTCTAATCCAAGAATAGCAGAAGGAATTGGTGACAAAGAAGTTAATATGTCAATCCATTGTCCGTATTTAGAATCTCTGTGTTCGCTTTTTTTGTCATACCAACCCATAATTCTATATAAAGGGTCATTTCCATAATAGATTCTTCTATGTGGTAATCCCCTATTAATGTCAGAATATTCTATTGCTGGATTATACGAAGTTGCTTCTTTAATTAATCCTCTTCTAATAAGATTGTCAATAATAGCACCACCAAGAGAATGTCCTACAGCATAATAATTATATTCATCAGGGGGGTATTCTTGCTGAAATGCTCTTAATTCTGCTTCATCTCGTTGGTATACTCCAGTTGAATAAAGTAAATCAAAAGGAATTGTATACCAAGTCCCAACATCTTCTTGCGTTTTTGTGCCACGAACACCTACAATTACATCTTTCCCTTTCATATAAAATTTCATAGTTGGAGTCCAACTTACCAATTTCCAACCATCAACATTTTGTATAGGGTCAGTTAAATTATAAGATTGTTTTGCTATAACTTGGAGAACTTTTAATTCATCAGGCATAGCACCACCTCTTAAATGCTGTTTTCGTGACATTTATAATTTAATGAGAAATTTAACTAATATTTGCGACCACGTCTTTTTCCTTCACCTGCTTTTGGTGGAAGACGTAATTTTCTTGTTGTTCCACTTGGGGCGCCCATACGTTCTTCTATTTGTGCTACTGCTTCTGCTACTGCTGATGATGTAGGACTTAATACTCCAGGAGCACGAGGATTACCAGTAGAACCTGTTGTAGTGCTTTCTGCTTCTGCTCTCTTTAACCAATCAAGAAGAGAACCTTGACCAGGAGGTGTCACTTGTGCTTGTTCTTCAAGTGTAGGTCTTCCACGACGAGATGGAGGTAGACCTCGTGGTCCAGATGGTTCAAATGGATTTAGTTGAGGAGTTTGCCCTAATTCAAAGAATAATTGATTTTCTTGAGAAGGAAGTTCTGAAATTCCCAAATTTGTAAACATTTGACGCCCAATTAGTTCTCGTTCTTGAGGTGATGAAGTTTGTGACATTTGGGTAATAATTCCACTCATTCTTTCAAGTTGACTTAATGCTGAAGCAGTCAATCTTCTCTTAGAAGCGTCTAATTGCTGGCGAGTAAGAAGAACTCTACAAGATTGTGCCATAGTAGTTAGAAAATCACGAATTTGTCCCATTTGTTTACCACTTAATACTGGTGCGATTTTAAGAAGAGAACCAATAGCACTATTTAATTTAGAAAGTGTGCCTTCTGTTACATTTCCAACTTGGATTTCATCAGCAATAGAAACTAATGTAATATATAGTTGGCGAGTGTCAGGTGGGGCAAGTGTAGTTCCAGTAGTTTTTGCCGTAGGACTAAAAAAAGAAGCATCTTTATTTTGTGCGAAATTTCTCGCACGAGTTTTCAAAAATTCTCTTGCCATTTGTCTACCTTCTTTGGTTACAGCACCACCACTCAATTGTGTTAAACCAGTTAAAGAAGCATTAGGTATTCCTTTCATACCCTTTCTACCAAGCATGCCTAATTCTTTTGATTTATTATTTGCGAGACCATCCATAACAACTTTGCGAGATTGTGCGTCCCAATATTTCTTTGTAATTTCTGCTGGGTCAGTTGGATTTGTATAATAAACAACTGGCGGAGGTAGAGCAGTTCTCATAGGTGGACGAAATCCTTTTTGATTTAGTAAAACTGCTTCATCAGGAAACAACACTGGTAAATTAGGAAAAGACGGCATAGTCATTTTATTATTTACGAACTATTTTTTTAATATAATCCCTCACGCTTTACTATACTTGATGCTTGTGGCAAAGAAACACCACGTTCAGCCATTACACGCTTTACTACTTCATTACGAGCAGATGGTTTGCGAGAAGATTTAGCACCTCCGTAGAATTCATAAACAGGCATTGGTCTTGGTGGTGCCATTTGTTGTGCCCATTCGGAAAATCTACCACCTTTCTTACCACCAACCTTACGTCCAAGTCCAAGCATTTCAGCACCTTGGTCAATTTTGGAAGAATATTGAGGTGCTTGTCCTTTTAGAAGCATTTTTAGAAGTGGAGCATAAGTTTTTGCTTGAGAAATAGCATCTCTACTTTCAGGCACGAATTCACTTACATAATCCAAAGCACCTTTCTTACCACCACGTTTACCATAACCAACTGACTTCGCTGCCTTATTTACTTCTTGCGCACCTTTTAGAACTTCTGCCATAGTTTTTCCTACACCCTTTCCGAGTCCCATTTGTTCTCCAAGAATGTCAAGAATTGGCGCTGCCTTGGCAACTCCATCCGCTGCCTGACCTAAATATTGAGCACGAAGTAGAGAATCAGAATTAGTAATTTCATTTCCAAGTTTAGGCAAATAATCCCCACGAAGCACAGATTCAGGATTGGTAAATTCATTTCCAACTTTTCCAATTCCCTCTTGAAGGTATGATTCAGGGTTAGTAAATTCATTAGTAATTTGTCCCCAACCACTTTGAACGGAATTCCAAGCATCATCATACCAAGCACCACCACGCTTACCTTTACGTCTACGAGCAGAACCTACCATACCATCAAGTTTTTGACTATACCTAATCCCTGATGCCATGTCGTCGTTTACTAATTGTGTGGGATTTTTTTCCATAGCATTAAAACTCGCAGGAGCAGATGTTTCTGCCCATCTGTCAAATCCATCAGTCATAAAACGCTGTGTTTCACGTCCACGTTCACGCTGTTTTCCACGAAGGTATTGAGTAGTTTTAGACATTTATTAATATGTGTAGAATTAATTTGAAATAAAAACTACACATAATTATAAAATGGAACAAGACAATCGTGAAGCACTCCGTCGTAGAACTATGGCGCATCTTCAAAAAAGAATGATGCCTTCTATGGAAGATTTCACGGAACAGCAACGAGTTCATCATGAAAGTGTTATGCGTCGTCAAATGCTTCTTGACAAACTCCATCTCGCAAAAAATAGAGCAAATGAAATTTCAGGACGTCGTAAAATTAAAACTGCTGGTGAAAGAGGACTTATTGGAGGAAGAATGAGAGGTGGATTTTGGGGAGACATTGGACGTGCTTTTGAGAATGCTTTTGACCCTAACAAGAATGGTTTTACTCAAAATGTTATTAAACCAGTTGAACAACACGTTATTAAACCAATAGAACAAGTAGTTATTGCCCCAGTTGTGAATGAATTAACAAATCCTAATTCAGTTTTAAATCAAGGTATTAATAACGCTGCCAATTCAGTAGCAAATGAATTTACAAATCCTAATTCAGTTCTTCGTGCTGGGACGGAAGATGCTATGCGTAGATTAGACAACGAATTTACTAATCCAGATTCTGTTATGAGACGTGGTGTAGAAAATGCTTTTGACCCTAATAAGAATGGGGTTGGTGTAGCATTTCAACAAGTTGCTAATGAATTTAATAATCCTAACAGCGATTTCCGTAGAGGTGTTGGGGCAGCAGCGGAAGTTCTTAAAACAACATTAGAAGGACCAGTTAAAAACTTTTTACAAGAATCATTTGACCCTAATAGAAATGGACTTGGTGATGCTTTCCGTAAATTTGGTAAGGACACGGAGGCAGCGTTCCAAGAGTTTGGAAATAAGATGGCATCTACATTCAGCAAGGAAGAAATGGACAGAGCATTTGCCCCTCTAAAAAGTGCTTTTGAAAAATTCGGTAATGCTACTGACACATGGTTCAAAAGTGTAGACCCTATGGTTTGGATTATTGTAGCATCATCAGTTCTTACAATCGCAGGAACTATTGCTTCATTTGGTCTCGCAGGACCAGCATTAGTTGGTGCCAACGCAGCGCTAATTTCCGCAGCAGGGGCAGCGGTAACTATTGGTGGAAAGGCAGCATTAGGACGTCAAATTGACCCTACGGATGTAGCAGGATTAGTTCTTTCTCTTCTACCAGTTCCTGGAGTTTCCGTGGCAGCAGGACAAGGTGCTAATGCTGTAATGAGGGCATTGTCATCTGTAGGACAAACCGCTGCCAGTATGTCTAAAGCACAAGTGGCACTCGCAGCAGCGCAAACAATTAACGGAATCGCAGCAGCACAACAAACACTTCCAGGAGGTGTAAATTTAAGTATTGGATTTGGAAAGCATCGTCGTGGAAAGGGAATGGCTATTGATTTCGCACAAAAAATTGCTAATATGACAAAGGCAGAAATTTTGGAAAACTATGAAGATGAAGTTGAAGATTATGGAGAAGATGATGAACTAACTGGTGGAAATTGGTGGGAACAATACCAAAAGCAACCAACAATAGGATTACCATACCAAAAAGCATGTCCTATGAACTATGACCCAGTTTGGGACGCACAAGGAACTATGTATAGTAATTCTTGCCATGCCCCTGATGGAGTCGAAACTTTCCGTTATAATCCCAATCCAAATCCTCAACCAATTCAAAAACCTTATATGCCTTCTCCTTATTATGAACCTCTCCCTTTTGACCCTAATAGTGCTGGTGAAAATTGGTGGAACAGATTACAACCGCAACCACAATTGGGATTAGGTGGGAGAAAAGGTGGTGGTCTTTATGAAGATGCTTCCCAATATTTAGACATAATTTCTCAATATTCACAGAAAGAAATAAAAGCAACAATTAAGCAATTAGTTAAGGATTTGTTAGGTGAAGGGTATGCTAATGATGTAATTACACCTTTTGTTGATTATGTTATGGGAAGTTTGACTGGTGGTGCTAAAAAACAAACATTTGGAGAAGAAGCATGGGGTTCATTAACAGAATCTTGGGGTGGTTATATTCTTTACAACGCCCTGTATTACTTATTTAAGTGGTTTGTATTAACTGGTGAACAAAGTTCAAAACTTGGTATGGGAAGAAAAGGTGGAATTATACCCCCTCATATGAGACATCAAGGAACTGAAAATAATGCTTTAAGACAACTTTACGACTTGCGTGGACGTTAAAAAATAATTGTAAATTATAAATGGAAAGAGAACAAATTAGAAGGGCAATTGATTATGTTATTGAAAGCAATTTGCTGTTCTTTGTCTCGTTAATTGTTAGTATTTTTGGAATTGATTTCTTGAATCAACTTTATAGAACTGGAATACAAACTGAAATGGAAAAATTATTGGAAGGTGGCACTGAATTAGTTGGGACTACTACTGGAATGGCATTCAGGGATTTTTTAGGTAGATTAGTTGTTGTTGGTAATCCTCATATGCGTCCACCAACGCAAGAACATCGGCAAGAAGTTATTGATTATGCTACTGAAAGAATAAGACGTTCATTTCCAAATTGGTTAGACAAAGTTGTAAGAGGATTTCCTCGTGGGACATCGGCAACTGAATTTATTAATGAATTTACCCTTCAAGCATTATTTATTTTGCTGTATGCTATTTTAGTAAATTGGGAAGATGTGAAAGATTATTTACGAAGAATCAATAACCGAAATTTAAATCGTGGTGAAGGTAAAACTCATCGTCAAAGTTTTATTTGAAGAATAAAAATCTGTTTCATAGAATAAATGCTCCAGCGAACGCAAAAAAAACCTTGTGCGTGTCCAAGAAACTACGCACCAGTTACGGCAACAAATGGTAAAACGTATGGAAATTCATGTGAAGCACGTTGTGATGGTGCCGTTGTGGAACAGATGAAACCACGTGGTTCAGGAAATTGGAAAGATTTAGTGTTCCATCTTGGGCAAAAGGGTATTGTTCCACAAGCACAACTTGGAGAATTAGGAACTCAAATTAATGCTTTAACTCGCCAAGGACTAAAAAGAGTTCAAGGTTTTGCTCCAAAGAAAGCAGTGATTCAACAAGCATTAGGTCAAATTAATCCTTTAGCAATAGCACAAGGAACAGCACCTAATAACGCATTAATTCAAAGAATCCAAGCATTAACTAACCCTGCTGAATTACAAACTCTTGTTAGTGAATTAACGACGGCATACCATCAAGCACAGGCACAAGCACAAGCACAAGCACAAGGACAAAACCAAAACCAAGGAAGAATTGACCCTATTATAGCAGGTGGACTTCTTGATTTATTTTTTAGTGGAATGGGGAAACCAAAAAAGGCAGGGAGTCGTAATTCAGGATTTATTAAGCGAATGTTGGCAGAAAATAGCCAATACCATGAAGGTGAATACAAGAGACCTTTTAAAAATTCCAAAGATTCTACGATGAACAAGAACGTAGTTTTTAGTTATGACAAAGTAAAAACTCCAAGTGATTGGATTGTAAATACTTTTGGAAAGAAAAGCAAGAAAAGAGACAAACCAGTGTCCGCAGGTAAAACCTTGGAGACAGCGATTAGGGAACTAAAAGCAAAAAATCCTACTATGAGTCAACGAGCATTAGCAAAAGAACTTGGAACTTCGGCAGCGACGGTAAACCGAGTTCTTAAAGGTTAAATTTTTTAATAAAATGATTAACGCTTTCTAAAAATGTAGGTTTATTCCATAAAATCCATCTACTTAACGCACCAGCAGAAAGGGGATTATTCCAATCCTCTCTCTTTCGGTGTCTACGCAAATACGCTTGTTTTTTCTTGGTGTCATTTGTAAGCAAAAAATCGTCATACCCAACTGCCCCAAAACTAACTTTTTTTATACCATCTTCTAATTGAAAAGAAGCGGTATATTTATGCGTTCCGTCTCTTGATTTTAAAATACTTAATAACTTCATTCTTATTAATTTGTAAGAATTGAAATCGTCTCATTAATACTCTGGACTGCTTCTTGAAGTTTATTATTATAAGCAACTAACCAATCATCTTCATTTGTAGGAAGGGGAGGTATTAGTTCATCAGGGGATTGGTGAGATTCAAATTCATAATCGCTTTTCATCATTTCTTTCCAACTTTCAGGCACTACATAACGAGGCATACAACATACTCTAAATGTAGGGTCATCCATAATAAAAGCACGAACAATACGAAAATTAACACACAAATTCTCATCAATAATACCTTCCATTACGCTTTCCATTTTCTTATACTTATATATAACTGGGTATGTGTAAATGGTTTTATATAACTTAATAAATAAAAAGTGTTTTAGTGTTTTTTTGTTTTTTCATTTTTAGAAAGTTTATAGTTTTTTGAATGTTCTGTTCCCCCTCTTAGGAACATGCCTTTTTATAGAGGGACTTTTGAAAAAATCCTTTTACAAAAAAACACTATTTCATTAACTAACTATTCTTTTTCAAATTCTTCTGCTTGGTTCATAATCCACGCTGACGTCTCTGTGATTACATATTGGGGGTAATTCTTATGAATACATACCCATCTTGAACCAGTTTTTCTTAATTTTGCTGTTTCTTCTTTTGCCATACCCAAATAGGTTTGAAGCAAATAATTTAATGCGTGAGAACCAGTAGATTGTGGGTAAAGAACGAAGTGGGTTGCTTCCGTAAGTAGTAGACGTGTTTTCTTATAATTGCTTAAATAGTGGGTTAGGCAGAGCATTGTGGTTACCGTATGCCTACCTTGAATTGCGATGTCATCAATTAATTGTTGAACTACTTTTGCTTCTTTTCCTTGGAATGTGTCGTAGTCATCAAAAATAATCATACATTCTCTCAAAGGTTCTAAATCAGGTAAGGGTTTTTCAACAAGTTTAGAAATATTTATGCGATTAAGTTTAGGTTTTAGAGAATCTAATGTCTCATCATCATTTAGTTTAGAGACCAAATACACTTGTCTTTCAGGGAATAATTCTCTATATTTTTCAACTAAACCTTTTGCTATATAAGATTTACCTGACCCTGAAGCACCTGCTATATACCAAACTTCACGTTTTTTAGCATCTGAAGAAGGGACTAATTGAAAATTTGAATTTGGGGGTAATTCAATATTAGAATCTGATTTTTGTTCTGCTTCCCCAATCATTCCCTTATACAAATCAATAATAGCAGGATTAGAATGTTGTAGATGTTCAGGTGGAATCCCTCTTGAATGTGCTTCTTGTAAGAACATCATTAATTCTTGCTGTTCTCTTGGTTTAATTCCCTTCATTCTTTTCTTACCAAAATCAAGTTCAAAATTATTTTTCTTACCCTTTTTAGCATCACCTCTATTCAATTTCAATTCTCCAGCATCTTTTTTTCCTGCGGTTATTAAAGCAATAGTGTCGCCGTCACCATCTATATTTAAACTTACCTTGGAAGACATTTATTTTTCATCAACATTTTAAAAAAACATAAAAAACCACACAGGCAGAAAAGAGTTGGAGTAAAATTGCGTTTTTTAAAGGAAAAATCTTTATAAGGTAATATTAATTAGAGTAATGAGTTTTACTGCCGACCTCAAATTTGGACAAATTTTTCAAGAATTAACTAAAAAATTAGTAGGAGAAAAAGTTATTCATTCGCCTGACGGAAATTTTAAACCTTATGATTTTAAAACTGAATGGGTCGAGGACGAAAAAATTGGAAATACTACTTATGAAGTTAAGGCAGACCGCTTGGGGCATAAATGGGGTTCATTTTATATTGAATTTGAATGTAATGGTAAACCATCTGGACTTTCAACAACGGAAGCAGATTATTGGTGGTATTATATAGTAAAAGACAACTATTATATGGCATGGGAAATACCAACTAAAATTTTGAGAGATTCTATACATACTGCTAAATGTGTAAAAAGTGGCGGAGATGGTGGACGTAGCAAAGGGTATATTTTTAACTGGAATAACTTTGAAAATTTTAAGCAAACGGACAAATACACTAACTATTCTTCATCCTAATTTTAGGAAAAAGAGTAGTCCTGACGAGAATTGAACTCATGTTTTCGGTTTCAAAGACCGACGTAATTACCACTATACTACAAGACCAAGTGTTTTTAATTATTAATATTTAAGCATCAGGTTTAAATTTTAACGCACCAGCCATGATTATTCCTTCTATTCCCCTATAAATATTTGTGATTGTAGGATTTAGTTGGGTTGCTGTTCTTGGGTCA